TCCACCGATTAATGAAATTTATCCACCGATCAATGAAACTCATCCACCAATTTCCACCGATACTCCACCAGCAATAAAAGATGATGATAATAATCATAATAAATGTATTAATTGTAATAAACAATTTTCAAGAAGTGATAGTTATAAACGCCATATGTTATTTAGATGTAAATTTGTTAATGCAGATACAAAAATAAATACAAATAAATCTTCAATTGGAGATAACAATAATGATGTTCTAGAAATACTGATAAAAATTCAAGAAAATCAAAAACAGATCGAAGACGAACATAAAAAAGAAATTATTGAACTTAAAAACACTATAAACGACCTTCAATCTAAAATAAAAACAGAGACACCAACACCAACCCAAACACCAATAACAACGACTAATAATATAAATTCCAATAATACAACAAATAACACCACAAATATTACAAACAATATAAAAATAATTAGATTTGGAGCAGAAAACCCTGCTGATAAACTAACTGCAAAAGAGGTACAATACATATTTGGATGTCATAAAAATTCAATGTTGTTGAGAAGCATCGAAGTAACACATTTTAGTAATAAACATCCAGAATTTCATAATGTTTATATCCCAGATAAGAAAATGCAAAACGCTATTATTTTTAATGGAATTAAACCTGATCTAAAATCAGTAGATTATGTAATGGACGAATTATTGTTAAACCACGTTAATAATTTAGATGATATGAAAAAAAGAGAAGATGTTATGATAACCGAACATAAACATATCGAAATTGACGATATTGTTGATAATTTTAGAAATTATAGAGACACCGGAAGTGATAAAGAAAAAAGAATATACAAAAAAGCAGAAAAAGAAATCAAAGAAATGCTTTACAATAATAAAGATAAAGTTATCGAAACCCATAAACGAGCAAAAAAAAGAAAAACATAATCTTATAATCTAATATTCACATATTCATCCTCATCATTGTAATTATCATATAATTTATATTGAATTGACTTATAAGTAAGATCGTTGTTATCAAAATATTCAACATCAACAATTCCATCATTAATCAACTTAAAAAAGTTAGCGATTTGTGGATCCATCCTATCTAAACTCAAATTCCATGTAGCGACGACATTTTCTATAAATTTATAACCAGCCGAAACTATCAAATGTGGATCATTAGAATATCTCTCAAAAATAGTCATGACATGGTAATATTCTGGTCGTTTCGTCTCACAATAAAGAACCGATAAAAAGAAACGATTAAATTTATCATAGCCATACACCACATTTGAACCTGTCGGAAAATCTTCTTTTATAATAAAATCAATATATCCAGTTTCTCCAGATTTATTTTTAATATCTATTTTTTTAATATCAATATTTTCATTAATATAGACTTTAATATGAGGAGGAACTACATTAGCACTATAAAAAAAATTCAATTTCAAATTTAATAATGAATCATATGTACTTTTAAAAAAATCGTATATACAATTAAAATAATATTCCATATAATAATATCATATTTTTATTCTTAAATAAACAGATCAACTGATCGTTTTTACAAAAAAAACTTATATTTCTAAGATTTGAGAAATTTATATATAAAAAATTAGATATATATATAATTATATTTAGTATATCTAATGGATGATTTGTTTATCACAAAAAAATTAAAATATACAACACTGAAAAAAACTATTCAATATGACTCGTCATTGATGAATTATGGAACGATCGATTCATTACATACCAAATTTATGTCAGATTTTGAGAAACAAGAAAAAAGTGTTTCAAAATTACAAAACAAAATAGATAAACTAAAAAAAGAACTTGCTGACCTAGAAAACATACCACCTAGTAGCTATACTATTATAGACATTAGTAAAAAATCTGAATTATTATGCAAAATAGAACAACTTGAAGATACAATTAAACGAATTAGTTCTTGTGAAGACGAACACGAATATTATGTTAAATCTTTACCGATTTTGACACAATATTATGGTATAAATCGAAACTCAACCGTTGGAGAAAATAGTGCCGCAAATAAAATAAAATTAGATGATGTTACAGGAAATCGATCTAATTCACGTGAAAGTAAAACACTAATAGAATTTTTTAATACATGTAAAAAAAATAAAGATCATAATATTATGACAGACAATGATAACAATATATTTGAAGAATATTTACGATGTACCATGAATAAAAATATAAAAAAGAAATCATCTCAAAATCAATTGTGTCCCGAATGTAATACAGAAAAAACATTACAGTCGAGTGACGGGCATCTTGTGTGTATGAAATGCGGGCATAGTGACAGAGTAATTATCGACATGGAAAAAGTTAATTTTAAAGATCCATTCTATGAAAACAAAAGTACTGGCTATAAAAGAATGAACCATTTTTCAGAACTAATGAACCAATTTCAAGCTAAAGAATCAACCGACATACAACCAGAAATATTCAATTCTATCATCCACGAAATAAAAAAACAAAAAATTACTAATCCTAATGAACTTACTAAAAAAAGAATGCGACAAATACTCAAAAAATTAGAACTCAATCAATATTTCGAACATATACCATTTATTATTAACCATCTAACTGGTCTCCCACCTCCAACTATTACTCGGGAAACTGAAGAAAAACTAAAATCAATGTTTAAAGAAATTCAAGAACCATTCAAAATATATCGTAGCAAAGATAGAAGAAATTTTTTAAATTATAATTTTATCTTTCACAAATTCTTTCAACTATTAGGTATGGACGAATTTTTACCTCACTTCCCACTCTTGAAATCTCATAGTAAGCTACAAGAACAGGACCATCTATGGCTACAAATATGTAAGCATTTAAGATGGGAATTTATTTCATCAAGTTGATATATGATTGAAAATATTAATTTTTTTGACTATCTTTATAAATATTAGGAGAGAAAGTATCCAAAAGGATGAATGTGGCGGAGGATGCTAGAGCGATTATAATAATTTCGTGCAGATCAAGTTTATAAGTAGATATCCATTTAGCGGTTAAAGCGACGACAGAGAACATAATTAAATATTTGATAGATTTTTTAAGAATATTAGAAGGATCATTAGAATGGATAGAGTCAAGGAATGAATCAATGTTACAACTCATAAATTAATATATTTTAAGTTTAGAAATTATAATTATATATAAATGTTATATAATTATAATATTATATAAAATAGTATGACAGGAGGATTATTACAAATTGTGAGTCAGGGAAGTGCTGATTTGTTTTTAACAGGAATACCACAGATCACCTTTTTTAAAATAGTATATAAAAAACATACGAATTTTGCAGTTGAAAATATTGTAATACCATTAGAAGGCATCTCTAATTTCGACCAGAAAGTAACTACAAATATACCCAAAACTGGTGACCTCATTTATAAAATGTATCTTCAAGTTTCTTTACCATCCTTGAGAATAAATAATTACTCTAAATATATAGACAAAAATCAATTAGCAACATTAAATACACAATTAGGTCTATATAATGCATTAATACCAAAATATAATTTATTTTTTAAATACAATTTTATTATTCTAAATGGTCTAAATTTAGAAATTAATACAATTAATTCAACATGGTACACTGCAAATACACTAATGACAAAATATGCATTGGAATATGGAACTTCTATCAGTGCAATCGGTTTAAATATGAATGATGTAATAACACAATATAATCTTAAATTTAAATCACCGACACCTTACGTTGGTTCAGAATCAAAAGCCCAACAATTTATAATTGATGTGTCTTCATTTATAAGTGGAATGACTGATTATTATAAAAATCAAGAGAAAACACTATATCAAAATATAAATAAAATAAATGTTGGAATCAATAATATTAACACAACATTTGAATATTTTTCCTGGACCGATCGATTAGGTTTTAATCTGATAAATAAATGTACTATATCGTTAGGAGGAGTTGATGTAACTTCATTTGATAGTGATTTTTTAAATATGTATTATTCTCTAAATGGAGATTTTAAACAACGGGAAACATTAGACACAATGATTGGATCTATTCCGGCTCTAACAAATTATGATAATTTATATAAACCAGCAACTACATTATATATACCACTACCATTCTGGTTTTCACAACACAACGGTAATGCTCTTCCAATGGTATCTCTTGTGTATCATGATGTTGATTACACTATTGAATTTAATTCATTGGATAAATGTTGTTTCTATAATGGGGATCAAAATTTAAATAATTTAGTTAAATTAGGTTCATGTGCTCTCTATATAGATTATGTATATATGGATGTAGATGAACGAAAAAAATTCGCTCAATTTTCACATGAATATTTGGTTCAGACGGTTCAAATGAATGTATCAAATATCGATAATGTTGAATCATTATCGATCGATATGGGATTTCAACATCCAGTCAAAGAAATATATTGGATTATAAAAGAAAACAGTTTAGCATCAAAATATAAATTATATAATATATATTATCCAGTTCAAATTTATGCTATTCAAAATATCACTCTAAATGAAGATTTGTCTGTCACTATTTCATTTGTTAATGATAATGATACTTCTATTCCTTTTGCAAACAATAGTAATATTATATTACGTTATTCTAAATATTATGATGGGAAATATAGAGTGATCAATAGTGGGGCAACTTATGTAACAATTGATGTAACATATTTGCAATATGTAGATTATAATGATGGTTTTTATGGAATAATATATAATAATCCAGATGCTAATTATTTTAGTCCAATAAATACAGAATATATAGCATTTAACGGACAGAATAGGACACCAGAGATGGATAGTAAATATTTTAATTATGTTGTACCATATCAGTTTTATAAAGCAACACCAAATGATGGAATAAATGCATATTCATTTTCTCTACATCCAACAGAATACCAACCAAGCGGTAGTTGCAATTTATCTTTGATTGCTTCACAAACATTGAATATTAATCTAAATAAAAAATATTATAATTATATTAACAAAAATGGGTTTAGTTATGAACTGTCTATTTATGCTATTAATTATAATGTTTTACGGATACATAACGGACTAGCAACATTAGTATTTTCGGCATAATAAAAATAAGTTTGAAACATTTGATTCATAATAATATAAATTTTTATTTAAAAAAAGATTTATATTATAAATGTAACAGAACAAATAATATGGGAAAAGGAGGTATATTACAATTAATCTCTTATGGAAATCAAGATAAAATATTAGTGGAGAATCCACAAATCACTTTATTTAAAATAGTGTATAAAAAGCCAACATTATTTTCAATAGAACAAGTTGAAAGACCATTAACTTTATCTGGTGAATCGATTACTAAAAACATTATAATTCCAAATTATGGTGATTTATTAAAAAGTTTAGATCTTAAATTTGAATTACCTTCAATACAGTTCGAATACAAGGATAATTTTTTCAATATTGTAAGAACACATCTTGATAATAAAAAATATAGTGGAAATTTTGAAGCATTCAATTATAATATTGATAAATTAGAAGTATTGGAATTAATTTTATATAATTATATCATTTATGTGTCAAGATTACCAACCACATCTGAAACTATAAAATATAGTTTGTTAAATGAAATCAATAGTTTGCATAAGACATTGAACGGATCTATTGCTTTGCAGACTGATAAATTTGATTTGGTTTATAATGAGATTGATTTAGAAGATATATTAGTTAATAATGGATCTAATCTTTCAACAAATTTTTCATCAACTGAATATATCAATTCGGATGTTGTTTTAAATAATGTTATTAATGAAGTAAATAATAGTACTCTACTAACAGCGGAACAATTGAAGAGTTTGAATGTCAATTTAGATAAAACAAAAATCACATCATTACCTGGAAACAATATATTGAACTATAGTTTTCAATTTATAAACAAAATAAAATTACAAATGATTGACATTATGATGCAAAACTACGATACATATATTTCATTTGTTAATATTATTACATATTATGACAGTTATCTATCAAATACCCAAACTGAAAAACAAATTTTACTGTTTAATGATTTTTTTAATAATTTTATTAAGAACTTGTCATATAGTATTATCCAATCAGATGAATTATACTCTTACAATACTATTGTAAATTCAGCACCTAGTGATATTTTGACTCTTGATTTAAGCAATAATAATACGTATCTTATTAATACAAATGCAATTTATTATATTTATCCACTTATTATCATTGTTGATAATAACTATTCATCGATTGATTCATTAAACATTAAAAGTATTTTACAAGTAATTAAAACTACAATTGCATCAAATAATACATCTATGTTGATATATAGTATGTTATTTAATTCACAATATGAACGTATAGATAATACATGTTTCATAACATGTTCGGACACACCGGATAGTTTAATCAATTATTCAACATATTATCAAATTTACAATGTATCTTCAATCGACTCTCCATTAGAGATGTCATTAAATAATAATATTTATATTTTTCAAATCAAAGGGATTCATACTGATAAATTTATAAAAAATAAATTAAGTATTATTTTTGATGCAAAATTATCAACATCTCCATATGACTACATCTATAATACGATTAATAATGATAAATTTTATATACCATTGGCTGTATTCATTATTACATCTTCATCATATGATGCAACTAATAATATTACGACAATTAATACATCTAAATTATCATTATCACAATCTTTTAGTACAAGTGATAATATATTTATAAAAAACAATATTGCATTAAAAATAAATGATATTATTGTAAGTAGTACGAATACGGATGTAGTTACCAATTATAATTCATATATAACAACACTAAATAAAATCGGACTTTCGGACAGTGATGTATTAACAAATGTTATAAATGTTTCGACTGGACCAATTAAATACAATGTTGAATATTTAACAAATATTTACAATAATATTTTCAGAGCTACAAATTATTTTTTTCATATTATTGAAGTTGGTTATAACAGTTCAACAAACACATTCACAACATATCAAGAATATCAAAACACATATCTTCAAACTATTTTGGACTATTTATTGAATATACTTTTATCTACTACATATTCTGGTTCATTTTTATACAGAGATCCAAATGACACATTATTTAATAGTTATTATAATACAATTAAAACAACCCTCTATAAATTGACACAAGATTATAATTCATTGGTATATAATTATAATTTCAATTTATTTAATTATTCAAATGATCGAAAACAACAGTTATTTACACTAATCTCAAAATATACAATTGACAGTACTTTAATAGATTATGAGCCGACTTATAGTCAAGAATTATCAAATATCTATTTAAACAAGAGTATTGGTCTTGGCAATGAATATTGTATAATTAAATCGGATGTAGAGTTATTAGAAAATTATTTGTTAGATATTAAAACGAATAAATTTTCATTAAATTTTTATGTAAATGACAATAATTTAAATCAGCCAGTTAATTATTCAAAAATAGACCTTATTAGGAATATTAATTTTACAAATATTACATTTTTTATGGTCCGTAATAGTAACATTATTATAGTTGATAATTGTGTTGATGTCTATGTTATAAATAAATCTGCTGTTAGAACTGTATTAACTGATAAAAATTTTAAAGATCTTCATCTATTGGAAACGTGTATTCCATGGAGTCCAATTAAATCATCATTTGATTGTTCCTTTCGTAATATAATATCTTATAACTTTTTTCATAAGAAATATTTTGTTGATATTGTGACACAGGATATAATTAGAATATTTTATAAGACAGAACTTAATAATATTATACAATTAGAACAAAACAGTTTATTTAGACCATATAACATATGTCAGATTGAAAACAAATGGCTAACAAATTCTGTAATTCCTTCAATCAATGATAATAAATTATATTATGTCAGTGGTCTTACAACAAATAATACAGTTGGATCAAATAAATATTTATATAATTCATTTGTTAAAATTGATGATATTAATAACAATAATATTAATTTATTTGCGGCATCCATCTCTAAAACAATCAATTATCCAAAAATTTCAAATATCTATTATTTTGATGGATTCATTATTAGTATTGATATTACAAATTACACTATTTACATCTTTAATGAAACAACATTTCAAACAGATCTAATTGATATTTCATTTTTATTGTATGGCACAGGAAGAGCAAATGTTAATTTATATGAGATCGAAACTTTGAATAAATCAAATTTTGATATTGTTAATGTAACTTTTAGAAATAATTTATTTTATTTATATATTTACAAACCATCAGATAATAAATATTATTTTCCAATATTTAATTTAACAGTCAGTAGTACGGCGAACAATATGATTGATTCGACGATTGTTTATAATTTTATTGGAAGTACATTGCTGCCTGTTTCGATAGATCCTGTTTATTTTGACATGCCAAAAAAAGTAGAATTTATTTTATCAGGAGGTTTATACAATTATATGTATATATATAATTCAAGGATTCGCGTTTATAATGGAAACGTTCTTCTAGATAAAACAAGGAAATTCGAAGATTCGGTCAAATATGTTGTGTGGAATAGTAAATATGTCGTCATATATTTTAATAACACAAACATACTCCAAATATATAATCTGACAGATTTCTTTTCTAATAATGATAGTATTACTACTCTAAAAATAGATAGTACATTTAATAATTGGATGATTGGTGGTATTACATATATGTGGATTGATATAACTGCTAATAATTCAGGAAATTTATATGTGGGCTCAAATAATAATGTTTATAAAATAGAAATATATAATGATAATTCAGAAATCAAATATGAGTATATTAATTCAATAAATATTGATAAGTCAAACGGTCAAGTTTTAAATGGCTCAGTAAATGGATCTTTGATATATATATTGACAACAACGCAATTACTAAAATATTCGTATGATGAACTAGCATTTAAAAATAATAATGTCTTACCAAATAAATTTTATTATAGTTATGACAATGTTGATGTGATATTTAATAATTACAATAATAAATTCACAATTACAGATAAGATACAAAATAGAATAATATATGGAGATTATAAATTACAAAATGATAATTTGGTATTTACTAATATCAATTCGGCAAATATAATCCTCCCATTCAGTACAATTAATTTTATCAAATATATTCAAAATAATTTGAATGGTTCAGACTATTCACAAACTATTTTTATTTTTATTGAAAATTATTTTAATCGTCTCGTTTTAACATCTACTGCCAAAGGTGAGTTCTATATTAATTACAATCCATTTGATGCATCAAGTTATTTAACATCCTCGAATTGTGGATTTGTTAATTTTATGTATAGCAAAGATACATTTACATTCTTGAAATACGATTTATCATCAAATGAACTCTCTTTTAACAAAATACATGATACAATTGATAACATAACTGATTTGAATACATCTACGCAATACACTATTAATAATATAGCATTTGATAGTAATTATCGTTATGAAATATGTTCTGATGATAATTACGACTATTTAATAATACGTTATTTTATTGATACCAAAGTCTATCGATTAGAAGAAAATCCAATTGATAGTGGGTTATATGATGCTAATTTATATATTGGTAAAGATCCAGCCGGTAATTATGTAGATGCATACGGACCTTATACGATTCCGACAAATTCGAAGAATGTATATTTGGATAAAATAAAGTCGGTTAATATATTACAATATGATGATATGGTGATACACAATGACAATGATGTATATTATGTCAATAATAACAATATTATTAAACTAAATATGAATTTTGGATATTCTGGATATGAACCTACTATACCATCTGTAATACCAAGTTATATTCCTGAATATAATGCGAATTCGTCTCCTGGTAATTCTTTATGGTATGGACCTCCTGAATTTCTATCAAATCAATCATACAACATTATTTCACAATGTAATTATTACAATCATTTATATTTTTTAACTCTGCCTAAAAATGGAGTTATTGGTCCGTCCGACTATACAATTAATTATATTGATACAATTACTAACTCGTTTTTACAAACAGAAATATCAGGACTGAATGGACTGACTGGTCCAATTTCTATTTATACATTGAGAACAATCGGATTAAATGATTGGTTAGTTTTTTCAAATAAGTCGAATGTATATTTATATCAATATGATGATGAAACAACTGTTTATATTTACAGATCAACCATACAATTTTCGACTAATGTTAGATCAGTAATGTTCTGTAAAAGGAATTATATATTGGATCCTTATTCTGCGTCTTTACAATTTGATAATAAATTTAACTATTTAATGTATATTTTAACTCAAAATAATACAACATATGATGGGAATGATGTTATTCGTGTATATTATTTACATAGTGATGGTATTGCGACTTCATTAAATAACTCATATATCAAACCATATTTTATATCAAGTACAGTTAGTGGCAGTGGCAGTGGCAGTGGAAATATATATAATAAAAGTCCAGACATTAACCATCCTTATTTATTTTATATTGACAATATGGATATAGAAACGGATGATACATTACCAACATATAATGAATATTTAATAGGACGGGAACAGAGTCAAATCAACATAATAAATTTGAATAGAATAGATTTTTTACCAAATACACCATCTACTCCATATTCATATACATCTCCTGGACCAACTGGACCGAATAATTTATTTTTATATGAAATGGAATATGAATATATAATTGGATCAACAGATTATACTTTTCCCAAATATATAAATGCGTTAATAGACCAACCAAAATCGAACAATAATCCATCATTATATTTTTCGTATAATGACGATCCGTCCTACAATATAAAACTATTATTTAAATACAATATTAGAAATGGATATTACAATCCGGCAGTTGGAAAAACAGTATCTGTTTCTGGTCCAATATTATACACTTATAATTTTCAAACTACATGGATTAATAATTTTAATTTGGATATTGGATTATATGAAAGTTTCAGTGAAGAAATAGATGTATATGAGATATCACATTTAAATCATATATTGGACGCCGATATAACAAAATACAGAGTAGATGGAACTTATTATTTTTCGGAGCATCCAAAAAATAGATATATATTGGAACAACATGAATTGTATTATACAACACTGTATCAATTGAATGGATATAATTATATATATATAAATAACAAGATAGAGTACATTACACAATTTACATATAATGCGACTGATTATTATCCATCATATAACAATATTTTAATAAATTTAGATAATAAAGATTATTTAAATCCGACACTATATTCACAGCTGCAAAACACTGTTAATAACGTTAATTGTAAGATTGATATAGAACAAATAATTGGACCGATATCTATAATAACGAGAAACAAACAATATTTGGATATTGTATTAGATAGTACTGCATTAGATACAGTCCTTACAAACAAAAATTTCATGGATGGTTATTATAATGTGACATATGCAACAAAGATATTTTACAAAATTTCGGCAATAGATGATATAGCGACAACACCATATAATATAGAACTAAATACTGGTCTCTATTCGTGGAATTTATCGGACTATCTATACATTAAATATAAAAATGAGTATTTAGTAGGACGATATGGAGTTTTAGCATCTCAACCTTATTTAATCGTCCATTATAAAGTTCAAGCACATATGAATTGGTTAGACAATGCACCATATAATTTACCAAAAGGAAATTTAGTATTTCAAGATTTATATATTACTGATGTCGTGCCTTATAATTCATTGACAAAGTTACAAACAACCCTATTCGAGTTGAAAGATGTAAATACTTTTATTAATCCAAATCAATTAGTTCAAACTAATTACAATTTTTATAATGCAAACATCATATTATTGGATTACATTAATTGGATTGCTTATACAATGACTGATGAGAATTCATCTAATTTATCATATAGTTCTTATAGAAATGATTTATATAATATAATTAATGATATATTAGTATCAACATCAAATTTGACATTAAAAAACGACGATACGATAGTAACAACAGATCCGAATGGAATAATATATAAAAAAATACAGGACAATAATCAGGCAAGTTCTCTGTATTTAAAAATATCAACAAATTTTGATAATTTTGTTGGTTATAAAGCCGTCAATAATAAAGTATCTAAATCAGTAATACGATATTATTTACGAGACTATTATACGTCTATTAACATACTATTTCAAAATTATAATGATTATATTGTTAATTTACTAAAAACTATTTCAAAACGCCCACCAACTTCAGATTTCTTAGACTGGACCAGCATTGAAATATACGAAATTGAAGATACTATTAAATTTTTATATAGTTATGTTAAAAATATGATATTATTAAGTTCATCATCTAATAATTATTTATTATTTACATCACAAAATGATTTAGACTCAGTAACATATTTGTATGATAATATAGTAAATTTTAGAGATATATATAACGAGGTATCATTAAAATATTATTTATCAGGATGGAGTATCATTGAGAAATGTATAATAACATTATATTATGGTATCAATTATATAAATAATGTATTGAATAATAATAATGTGATAGTAAATAGTGTTAATAGAACACTTATAGTAAAAAATAGTTTTAAAACTGTCGCAAGTGATAGTATTATATATTTAGAAGAACTAACAGATAGTACCGTATTGTCATATTTTGACGGAGTTCTTGACAATATTTACGACAATTATGCTTTTAACGATATATTGGCATTACAACAAAACATTATTGATATATATTTTAAAAATATTGATACTCTGTTTAATAATAATACTATTGGTCTAACTACATATACTAATATTAATAATGTTAGTCTTAATTATGATCTTGATATAAATGATATTGTAACGAATCAAAATACTGTACCAAACAATGACTTCAATCCTTTTATTTTACCATTTAGTTACGATATATATAATATAGACAGTATTACATCATATTTAAATTCTAATAAAACATTATATAACACGCAAATATCATATTATAATGATAACCGTAATATTTTAAATTTATCGAAACTTACATATGACAATATAAACAACAAATATATTGAGTATTTGAATTTGAAAAATAACAGTCCAATAAAATGTTCCGGAATAGTTGGTAGTACGGGTAGTACAGGTAGTTATGATTTATTAGTAAATGCGATATATGATGTAAAAATAAATGACATGGTTGGATTTTATTCTGAAGATGAAACATTTAATGTTTATAAAGTAACTGGAATTAATTATGGAACAAATGCAATTAATTATCCACCACCACCACCATATTCTGGTCCTCTACCCGTTTATATTCCTGTTACAATTACTATAAATGCTGACACAGATCAAACGATTAGTCTAACCAATAATCGTATCTATTATGGTATTGACATTTTTAGGCTTGCTAACTATACACCATCTTTATATTCCTCTATAAATATTCGTAATGTTATTTGTTATATAATATTTAATAATTTTTCACAGATAGACAATATATTTTATGATGATTATAGACCAGATTTATGGGCGAACGGACAATATAACTATTGGTATTATTATGATTCAGATTACAATATAAAATATTTTGTGCCTTGTCCGAACAAGCAGGCATTTCAGGGTGCATTTACAAATTATGAGGTTGATTATTCTAAATATATACTTTCACTAATGAATGTTGGTTATAAAATCAGTGATATTTCTATTTTAACAAATGTGTTTGCCAAGACATTCCAAATAAATAATGAATTGAATACGGTAGATAATATTATTTATAAATTTTCCCAGATAATTAATTCACATAACAATGTCAATAGAGACTATTATTCATATATATTTTTTATTCATTCTATTACACATTTTATTGATAATTATAATTCTAGTTACAACAATTTAATCAATATTAATAATATCAATATTCTTATCAATAAATTCAATACTCCTAATCCAGATGACATTAATAGTATGTTGAAACTGATTTCTCAAACTACTAATCCTGAATTATACAAATATAACGTTTATCCGATTAATCTATATTCACTTGCATATTCTACATTTACTTATAATTCTATTATGCATAATAATATGGTTCTATCTAACGACCTTATTCATTCATTTGTTTATCCATATAATAATTTTAATACCCAAAACAGTTTTAACATAGACTGTGCTCTCAAAAACAAATGTATAACAGTTCATATTAAATTCACAGATATAAACACCAACATATTAAACATGTCAAAACATTACAGTGATGTCAATTTAATGGTCCAATCATTCATTGATATAATGTTTTACGATAATTTTACCAAAGATATTGCAATAAATAAAATGAAATCAATCACAATATTAGATAATAGTGAGAAATTTGATATTTATAATGGTATTTCTCTGACAGATCCAATGATTGAACCATGTATTGATATAGGCTCGAATCCATATGATTTCAATAAAAATACTGCATATAATGATCTTAATTTATATTATAGGAATGTCGTAATAGACAGCAATGAACGCATCAATTATACGAGATTGAAAATACAACAGCTTTTGATTTGGTATCTTGCAACTATCATCAAAGTCAACGATCCTTTACAATCGAATTATTATCGTAAATTACCCGAAAATATGATGTATAATTATGATACTGATAATATTGATACATTAAATACAAGTCAAAAAAAATCAGTGTCTGATTTTGTTTTATATTTATGTGATACATATGACACTACTTTTATGGGTCATACAGGTCATACCGGTCATACTACTTATACATCATTACAAAATATTATTGATAACATTACACCATCTTATTATGATGATTATGAGACATCAAACATTACAAATATCAATAATATAATCATGTATATGAACGTTCATAATTTAGACGATATTTCAAATATGGTATTACCATGTAATTACTATTATATTGCATATATAATGTTAAAATTCATAAATTTGAAAGACATTAATACATCTAATAAATTTATATATACAAATGAGAGTTTAAAATGTAATTATACAAATTATCAGATAAAAAATTATAGTTTGAAACAGATTGAATTTATGATTACACAATATTATAAATCTAGTTTTGTTTTAGAGGATTGGATAGGTCAAATTGACGGTGTAAATAAAATATTTTTATGTAATCATTTTTTGCTTTACAAATATGTCAATAATATTAACAATAGCACATTAAATAATTTAAATTTTACTAATTGTTTATCATCATCGTCTAATATGAGTTCTAATATAAAATTGATTAATTATTTATTGATGGTGCTATTTAATTCGAATGGGAACCATGTAGAGACGCATTATATGAAAAACGATATATTGACGATGAAATATCCAACATTATATTTAACAAATGGACTGTTAGTTAGAACAACTAATCTACCAAATTATTATTATTATGACATCAATAATATGAATGGTACAGATTATTTAATAATAAAACAGGTTGAATTAATATTAAAGAATACACAGAGTGATCGTAATATATATAATGTTGTCAATACTTCAATTAATAAGACGATAAACTATATAACGAGCAATATAAAGGGTTATTTTAATACATTGTCGGTAAGCGGGAGTGATTTTATCAATACCAATAAATATTATATTAATGTTGAGACTGATATTCCGTCATTATATATTGAAGATGCCGCGTCTAATAATTTTATGAAATATACATATAATGTTACGTATCATGGTGTATATTTTCAGACAACGATGGATATTACACATCCAATAATAATAAATACATATATATATGTGATTGATGGCAATTCAAAGGTCTATTATTGTTTTATAACGAGTGTTACAAATAATAAAATATATATAAATAAAAATTTGAGTGATAATTTAGCGACAATAGTCGGATCGATAACATTATTTGGTGGATTATGCAATATGATAGATCATATATATAAGAATAGACAGAACCAGTATATATCTGCAAGCAATATATTAGATAGATACAATGAATATGACATGCTGTCGGAAAAAATAATAGATTACATGAGTGGATATTATGGAAATAGATATACGTCCAATATAACAAACGATGAATATTCGATATTGATGAATGATGTATATTTTGATAATTTAATAAAAGATATAATATTGGATCATAAGAATATACATATAGATGGGAATGTTGAATTAAGTAATTATATATTACCGACAGATCTGTTTAATATTGAACCACCGTATGATTTTGATATTAATGAGACATTGACATTATATAAAAAAATAGTTAGTATGTTAAGTCAGAATAAAGTAGATTATAACAATATTTTAAAAGAGAACAACAAAGGAATAGTTGGAAGTCCGTCGATGTCGTATGTATTGAATGCGATTTCGTCGCCATATAATATTTATAGTCCCATGCCACCGAAAGGAAATTGGATAAAATATCTCGGTCATTATATACTGGACTACATTGAATTTTTTATTGGTGATGAGAGCATACAGAAAATAACTGATGATTATTTGCATATTGCATATGGATTAAATACATACATACAGAAGGTACCAAAATATTTACAAAATATTGGTTATACATCTAACTTATTAAGTCCAAGTACTAAAATAGAAGGACAGACGATATATCTACCGATACCATGGACTTTCAACAGTTCAACATCTAGCTTACCATTAATTAGTTTAATAAATACAAAAATCCATATACGAATAAAGCTGAAACAGTTTAATGATTTAACGGTTCATGATGATTTTGTGAAAGTTGTAATATTTGAAAAAACTGAAAGGCAATCAGAAGGTAAAAAGTCGGACAATTCAATTATTAAAGCAAATTTGTTAATGGATTACATATATTTAGATGAGGATGAGAGGAATAAATTTATATCATTTAGACATGAATATTTAATAGAGCAATTACAGTATTTGTCCCCGATATATATGAATAAGAGTGATATATTGGATGGAACGATATCAATAAATTTAAATTTCAAGAACTGTGTAAAGGACATGTATTGGATTTGTCAGACTGAAACAAATTTAAATTTACATGATTATGCGAATGGAACTTCATCTGTTTCGACATATAATGAAGTATTGAATGAACTAAAAAACATAATGTTATATAAAAGCAATGGTCCAATAATGGATATAATAAACACGGCATATAATCGTCAGAAGAACAAGTATGGATTAATGGATTTGGATATAAACAATATAAATATGTCATGGATTTCAAAGACAGAACTAGACAGTATAAATGATATATTAAAAAATGTGCCAGAATATGGTGTTAATAGTCCTATAACAAATAATCAGATAGTATTGAATGGTAAAACTTTATTAGATCGAGACAGTAAATATACGACTTTAGTGATTCCGTATCAGAAATACGAAAATAATCCTTATAATGGATTGAATGTGTATTCCTTTTGTCTCAATCCGAAAGAAAGACAGCCGTCGGGTAGTTTAAATTTTTCGATGATGAAGAACAATAACGTACAATTAAATGTTACATTGGATAAGACGTTAGCGTTGTCGAATGACTTGTTATGTATAAAGGTGATAGCTCGACATTATAATATATTAAGAATATTTAGTGGGCTTGGAGCGTGTGTATATAATAATTAAATCGTTATAAAAATATTATTATTATGTAATTATATAATAATAAGACAAATGACGGGAGGTATAATACAATTGATGGCGCTAGGAAACGAGGATTTATATTTAACGAATGAGCCTCAAATAACATTTTTCAAAATAGTGTATAAAAGACACACAAATTTTTCGATTGAAAATGTATTACAGAATTTTAATTCACAGGCAGATTTTGGCAAAAAGATTACTTGTACTATTGGTAAAAATGCAGATTTAATTTCACAGATGTATATATCTGTTACATTACCACAAATTAATTTTTTTCAGGAATCACCATCCTTACAAAATTTAAATAAATGTGCGTGGATTGAAAAAATTGGTTGGAATATCATTAAAACAGTTGAAATTGAGATTGGCGGTTATATTATTGACAAACATTACGCTGATTGGTTACAAATATGGTCGGAGCTGACAAACAACAATAATAATGATAGAGGGTTAGACATAATGATAGGGAATGTTCCAGAGCTAACAAATTTCACGAATAGTAAGGAGTCGTATGTATTGACGATACCATTATACTTTTGGTTTTGTAAGAATTATGGGTTATCTTTACCGATAGTAGCATTAGAATTTTCGGATGTGAAGATCAATGTTGAATTTGCGAATTTAAATGATGTATTATTATTAAGTCCGACTAATTATATTCAGATAGACAATAATTTTACTCAATTTAAGGAGGGAGACATATTGTATCAACAGAACGGGAACACTCAAACTCTAATAATATTTAAATATTTTGCGACAATTAGTAATACCGAGAATAGATTATATTATTCGAAGATAAGTTCAAATCCGATCATAAGTAATTCAATTGGCAGTACAAATTATAAAATATTATCATTGGATGGGATATATAATGTGAGCGTGTCAAATGGATCTTTAGAGATGGTTCAAATAAATAAACAGACTAATTTTGCCTGGACTAATTCTTTATCATTAGTGAGTGCGAATTTAATGGTTGATTATATATATTTGGATACGGCAGAACGTATTAATTTTATTAAAAGCAATCATGAGTATTTGATAGAGACATTATTGTTTGACAATGATAAGAACATAACGACGAATTCGAGTAAAATTAAATTAGCATATTCGCATCCTTGTAAAGAGATTATATTTAGAGCACAGATGGATTATTTAGTTGCTAATAATTTATTATATAATTCTAATTATTCATTAGATTATTTTCAGAAGACAGATATAATAAACACGGTACAGATTATTATGAACGGAACTAATAGATTATCACCTAGAACTGCTGATTATTTTAATTTAGTTCAACCATTTCAACATCATCCCAATCGTCCAATGAATGGACTATATAATTATTCATTCGCATTATATCCGGAGCAACATCAACCGTCTGGATCTTGTAATCTTAGTAAGATTGATGATTTTCAGATTATTATTACAACTAATAAAGCGATTAATTATTTAAATACTGCTAAACTTAGAGTGTATGCAATTTGCATAAATGTTTTAAGGATATTGGACGGTCAAGCAGGTCTTGCTTTTTCTAACTAACCAATAGCTATATTTATTAAATTTAATAATATATGATATTATTAGATTTATTT